GGACTATACAAAGGACTGCTTAATTAACGATCAGGATCTGTAAATCGTACTTTATAAAATACAAATGCTATTATTCCGCCTATTACTATAATAACTATTGGTAATAACAATAAACTAGCAAGAAGTCCTATAACCGTTAATACAGTAAAGAATATAATTTTTGTAGTTATCCAGGTACTGTTAACTCTCTCATTACGGCGTCGCAGTACTTCTCGTAAATGTTCAAAATCGTCTGAATTCATGATGAGAATAGTGAGTTAGTTTTTAGTTCCTCAGCTTTTGGAATTGTAGCTTCTGAGGGCTCTTTAGAAGCAGGTTCAGAGAGCTCCTCATCTTGGGGTACTTCTAGATCTTCCTCCTCCTCAGCTAGCTCCTTAGAGGCTGCAGCCAGGCCTTCAGTAACCATATCATCAATACGTATTTTAGTAAGCGTATCTTCTTTAGCTTTAAGTTCTGTATCCTCATCAATCTGAATAAAAGCCTTAGCCTCACCCTTTTCTTCTGGAGTTAATAGACGTCCATATTTCTTCTCTAGCGCATGTAAAGCTATCTCTTCTGTAGTACGCCGTCTTCCATTTTTACGGCCATACTCCCAAGCCATTTTTTTAGAAGAATCCTTAATACTATCAGCTAATTTAGTCTTAACTATTAGATTACCAGTTAATGTATCATTACGAATTGCTTCGCGTACAATAGTTTCAATATCAATATCTATCTCTATTTTCATAAGTATTATTCCTTATTATATAGCCCATAATGGGCGATCATTAAAGCGTCGGAGCGTCCGTCTAATAAGCCTCCTCGTTTACCGCGTATATTAGCTGTTGGATATAGTTTTGTAGCTATTTGAGCAACTTCTTTCTTAATCCATTTACCTTTAGCAGTAACGCCTATAGATTTTTGCCATATTTTAGGAGCTACTGTATTAGGTGGACGACCAAAACAGTTTATTTCAGCTATAGCATGTATGCTTCCCAAATTACGTCCAAAAGTAAAATTAGATTTAGCTGACATTCCAAACAGAGAATGTACGTCTTCTATCCAGATTAAATCTGGTTGATACGTAAATAGCTTGTCATAGATGTCCCATACTGTAGCTTTCTTTAGGTCAAACAGAACAACGTGCGCTGGATCTTTTGAATCCAGCACACAAATTGCTCCATTTGCTCCTGGGTCAATTCCGCAAACTCGCATTAGAATGGAGGTTCTGTTGCGTCTTTGAATAATGAACCTTTAGGTGCATCTGCAGATGAACTACCCATAATATCAGCAGCAGAATTACCGCCTTTCTTGCCAGTAGACTTATCGATAACTGTGCCTGTATTCTTCCGGGCCCACTTATCAAATCTAGTAGCAGATTCATTACTAGTAATCTCTTCAGCAGTTTTACCTTCGGCATTACCAAAGAACTTACATTGGTTTACAGTACGAGACTCACCAGTTGGTACATAATCACCCTTGTCATTCTTAGCAGTTCTATCTTCAATAACTTGATGAATGGCTACTTTAACGGATTTACCAACTAAGCTCATTATTACTGGACGTTCTGTAGGTGCCTCTTTTTTTAATTCAGGATTCCAGACATTAACAGTTTTCTTTTCTGCAGACTCCATACATTTAGCTAAGCTTTCGCCTGTAACAGCTACACACATAGAATTTGCAATTGCATATCCGGGAAGAGGATAGTCTTTACCATCCTTCGTGTAATAAGTTTTATTACCCTTAACCTTACCGGATCTGACACAAAAGTTTTCTCGAAGCTCTGAGAAATTTCCACTGTTCTTTTCTAAAATAACATTAAACCAAACTGCTTCAGATGCAGTTTGATTAAGATATACCATTTTAACGGTAGTATCATATACACCAGATTCCCAAATAAATCCTCCACCACTTTCTATAGATGTAGTCTCTACATTGGCTGGCAATTCCCATTCACTCATAATTTTTATCCTTATATTGTATGGGATTAAACGGGCAATATTGCCCCAAACTTATCACATGGCTAATTGTGATCTTGTACACTTTTAAGGTATGCTTCTTTTTGTTTTTTAGTAAACTCATCTAATACTTTAGTAAATTCTTTAACAGACATACCTGGTTTTCGTTTTATGGTTTCTGCAGCAATTTCCTGTACTACACCAATACCAAGTTCTATAGCAGCAAATGTCATATTTTGAGTAAGCGTAGTTCGTATGTCATCCAAGTTATCTCGTTTATTATCTATAATTTTATCATTACCTTCGTGACTCATAGTTCTCCTTTCTAATATAGTTCCCAATCAATTATGTCACTTTTATGCCCACAGTCTGGGCATTCTAAAATTGGTGGTAGATCCATACCAGCTACTAAAATTTCTATTTGCTCCCCTTCACAATCAAGGCAAGTCCATGTCAGAATTTGAGTATTTGTTGCTTCCATAAGACAACCTTTTCATTTGTAGTACTCATGAAGTCGATTAATAACGTTTTGCAAGTTATTATCTATATACGTTTCATTTCTGGTCCACATTCCCATAGGACTACGAATTCTCTCATTAACTGTTTCTTTAGTTAGTCGAGTTTGAAATACATATTTAAACCCATCCTCTTTATTTTCTGGGGTAGCTTTAAATATTGGAGATTTAGCAATCTTGTCTTCTAATTTGGTTAGTGGTACTTTTTTAGTTGAAATTACACAAGTAAAGAAACTCTCAATACCTTGATTCATCAGAGATCCTTTAACCTTAACCATAGTTTCATTTATCATTTCAGATTCATTGAGAATATCTGAAGTATGTGCCAGAAAAACTACGTTCTTAGTAGACTTTGCTACTATCTGGGACATTAATATTTTCATATATTGTGCGTATTGCCCCCAAGCTTGCATGGTATTTGCTGAGTTTAGTACTTTAGTACTTTCGTACATATCCATTAAGTATGTAAGAGTATCAATAACAATAGTATGTATATCTTTCATTTTTTCGGCTTCAGCAAATGCCTGGTATATTTGATCTGGGTCAGTAACAGTCAGTTCTTTGAATTTACTTTTGAAAGGTAATTTCTTACCATTTTCACAATTTAAATACATAATTCCTTCGGGGTTATCCATATCCAGTAAACTTGCACTTTTACCTGAACTGGATTTTCCTGAAATTAATACTAAATGATTATTCGTCATTCATTTCTCTCCTTAATTGTTTGGACTTGTTTTTCAAGACTACAATTTCTTCTTCAAGTGTTTTAATTTTTTCTTCAGATTTGTCATTAACTATATTGTCCCATATGTTGTTGCATACTCCCCATAATGAAGAAAAAGCTACTTTTGCTCGTCTTTGATCTTTGTCTGATATGTTTAAGTTCATGTTATTCTCCTCGTTTTTGGAATTCCTTACTAATTGATTTAACTGTACTGTTCCTGAATTGTTCTTCAGGTAATGGTACATCCAAGGAATTGTTAAAAGTTTCAAGTTTCTCTATTATGTCACCTAATGCCAAATCAGCATCAATTAGCACCATACCAAATCGATACAGATGATTAGCTCTGTTGCCTTTAGCTGTATGAGTTTTAAACCAACGCTCAATATTACCAGCGCCAGTAGCGCTGATCTGTGCTTTTGTTTCGTCAGATCGTTTAGTTTCTGGGATAAACATGGTGGCATCTATAGTATCCCCTTTGTTATATTCATAATATCCTGAGTATCCAGCCCATTTTCTAGCTATATCTTTGGCAGATTCATCTACAGGAAATGGTAACCATTCAAATACGTTGGTCATGAATCTAGAGTATTCTTCAGAAGTTAATTTAATTCTATGTGATAGAGGTAAAATAAGTCTGAATCTATTGATTTCCTCAGTATGACGTTTAGTTGTAGATATAAGAAAAGCATAATCTTCTAATAACACCTTAACTGTGGATGTATTTACATCTCCATCACAATCCAGAATAAGTAGATCAAATCCTGGAATAACATTTTCACTTTTACGATGTCCATTAACAAATCCATGAGCAGTATAGTGGTATCCATCTGCAGTAGTTAGTTTGTGTAATAAATCAAATGGAGGTTTTATGTCCGGTATTGCAAAGTTGTATGCAATATCTTTACTGATTGCTACTGTTAAACTATTTAAATCAGTCTCCATAAGTGTTTCTCCATTAAAGAACTCAATTTCGTCTAATGTTCGCTTTTTGATAATAATGTTATTTCTATACCCAAAAGACGTAGC